TGCTTAGACCGAGCCAACACGGAATCAATGGTTTATGTAACTGAAGGCCCCATTGATTCAATGTTTTTAGAGAACGCAGTGGCAACAGCAGACTCTAATTTAGAATCAATTACCGATTGCGTGGACAAGTCCAAGGTGGTTTTGGTGTTCGACAATGAGCCTCGTAACAAAGAAATTGTAGCAAAAATAAATTCTGCTATTGATAATCACTTCAATGTTGTCATTTGGCCAGAATTCATTGATTCTAAAGACATTAATGAAATGGTGCTCGATGGTTTCTCGCCTGATGAAATCCAAGACATTATAAGTAAAAATACCTTTGTAAATCTTAGAGCCAGAATGGAGTTTGTGAATTGGAAAAAGATTTAATTAATTGGATACAAAGGATTTCGGAACGCAAAGATGAACTAGGTAGTTTCAATGTTTGTCCTTACGCAAAGAAAGCATTAGAAGATAAAAAAGTATTTTGGTCTTACATTGGACAAGAATGTGGAGCCTACATACTAAGATACATTGAAATGACACCTGACTTTGAGGTAATTGTTTTTTATAATCTTAAAAAGAACTTGACAGATGAGAATTTAAAAGATATCATATCTAAGTTGCAATCAAAACGTAACGATATGATTTTCTTAAAAGACCATCCTGATAATCCTGGTTTTATTAATGGCGTTAATACAAGTAACGGTAAGTATCCCACTATTCTCGTTCAGCCAAGAGCTAAACTAGAAGAAGCGAGAGATAAGTTAATGAAAACCAATTATTATGATTATTGGTCTGAAGATTATAAAAAAGAAATTTTGAATTACGGAAAATAATAACAATAAAGGTGAATTTGCATGGAATATTTAGGAATTAATATTGACTTGAGTAAAGATAGTTTATTTGATGAATTGGGCATTAAGCGATTAAAAGAAAGTTACATGAAAGAAGATGAAGAAAGTCCACAACACCGATTCGCATTTGTCTCCAAGGCGTTTAGTTCCTCTCCTGAACACGCACAACGCCTTTACGATTACAGTAGTTCTCATTGGCTTTCCTATTCTACTCCTATTCTTTCTTTTGGTCGTAGCAAGCGTGGGATGCCTATCAGTTGCTTCCTCAATTATATTGAAGATACTGCGGAAGGACTAGTTGATAACCTATCAGAAACTAATTGGCTTTCTATGCTTGGCGGTGGTGTCGGCATTGGTTTTGGTATTCGTTCAGCAGACGATAAATCTACTGGTGTCATGCCTCACCTCAAAATCTACGATGCTAGTTCTCTCGCATATCGGCAAGGTCGCACTCGCAGGGGCAGTTATGCTGCTTACCTCGATATTTCTCATCCAGACATTATTAGTTTTTTAGAAATGCGGAAGCCAACAGGCGACCAAAATCAAAGATGTTTAAATCTTCACCACGGTATTAATATCACCGATGACTTCATGCACATCATTGAAAAATGTATGTTGGATCCTGAAGTTAATGATGATTGGGAATTAAAAGACCCACACTCAGGTGAAGTAAGAGAAGTTGTATCTGCAAAACACCTATGGCAGATGATTCTAGAACTCCGTATGCATACAGGCGAACCTTATCTACATTTTATTGATACAAGTAATAATCAATTGCCTCAATGGTTGAAAGACAAAGGTTTAAAAGTTCACCAATCAAACCTTTGTTCAGAAATTATATTACCTACTAATGAAGAAAGAACAGCCGTGTGTTGTTTATCTTCTTTGAATTTGGAGACTTATGATGAGTGGAAAAATGAACCCCTTTTTCTTAAAGATGTTGCAGAAATGCTTGATAATGTTTTGCAGTATTTCATTGACAATGCTCCTGATGCCATTGCAAGAGCAAAATATTCTGCTCGACTTGAGCGAAGCATTGGTATTGGCGCTCTTGGGTTTCACGCTTACTTACAGCGTAATGGAATTGCTTGGGAAGGTGTCATGGCCAAAGTCGCAAACAATCGTATTTTCAAAACGATTCGAGAGGGATTAGATGTTGCTAATAAAGAACTTGGATTGGAAAGAGGTGAGGCTCCTGATGCGATGGGAACTGGCAATCGTTTTAGTCACCTTATGGCTATCGCACCAAACGCATCTTCTTCAATTATCATGGGTAATACTAGCCCTAGTGTTGAACCTTACCGTGCTAACGCTTATAGACAAGATACTCTTTCGGGATCGTTCTTAAATAAGAATCGTTGGCTCGATAAAATTTTAAAGGAAAAATTAACAGATGAACAAGCTTACGCTGATGCTTGGAGTTCTATTATTGCTAATGACGGTTCTTGTCAGCACCTTGATATACTCTCTGAAACAGAGCGTGACGTTTTCAAAACCTCTATGGAAATTGACCAAAGATGGGTTATCGACCTTGCTGCAGACCGTCAAGCGTATATTGACCAAGCGCAATCATTAAATCTATTCTTTAGACCAGATGCACACATTAAATATATTCACGCCATTCATTTCATGGCATGGAAAAAAGGATTAAAAACTTTATACTATTGCCGTTCTGAAAAGATTGGTAAAGCAGATAAAGTATCCAAAAAGATTGAACGACAAGTTATTAAAGAATTAGATATGGAACAAATTGCTCAAGGTAACGACTGTATTGCTTGTGAAGGTTAAATGATTACCGTAACCGATAATGCCTTCAACAAAATTAGAGATTTAATTGTCGAAGAACCAAATAATAGTAATTTAGCATTAAGAATGTCAGTAAAAGGTGGAGGTTGTTCTGGTTTTCAATATGAGTTCACCTTTGACAACAAACAAGAAGAAGATGATTTTGTAATTGAAAAAGATTCCATTAAAGTATTTGTTGATTCAATGTCAGCACAATATTTGATGGGAGCTACTTTGGATTATAAAGAAGAAAAATTCAATTCACAATTTGTTATAAACAATCCCGAAGTTAAAGGTACCTGCGGTTGTGGTTCCTCATTCAGTATATAGAGAGAAGAATGATTAAAAAAACAGATACAAAAATAACAGATGAACGAACATACTTTAAACCTTTCAACTATCCTTGGGCATATGATGCCTGGTTGAAACATGAACAATCTCATTGGCTACATTCTGAAGTACCTATGCTCGAAGATGTTAAAGATTGGAAAAAGAAACTTACTAAAGAAGAAAAACAATTTCTCACCCACATTTTTAGATTCTTCACCCAAGGAGATATTGACGTTGCTGGTGGTTATGTGAATAATTATCTTCCATACTTTCCACAACCAGAGATTCGTATGATGCTCTTGGGATTCGCTGCCAGAGAAGCGTTACACATTGCTGCTTACTCACACCTTATCGAAACGCTCGGTCTACCTGATACACTCTATAATGACTTTATGGAGTATGCTGAAATGAAAGAGAAGCATGATTATGTGATGGACATTGCTTCTAAGAATACAACTAAAGAAAATACAGCCACACATATTGCTACATTTTCAGCCTTTACTGAAGGTATGCAATTGTTTTCATCATTCATTATGTTATTGAATTTCCCACGCCATGGTAAGATGAAAGGCATGGGTCAGATTGTTACTTGGTCTATCGTAGATGAAACACAACATACCGAAAACATGATTAAATTGTTCCGCACATACATAGAAGAAAATCGTGAAATTTGGAACGATGAACTCAAAGGTCGTTTATATACCATTGCTGAACGCATGGTAGAATTAGAAGATAAGTTTATTGACTTGGCATTTAAAATGGGTGCCATGGAAGATTTAACAGCAGAAGATGTTAAGAAGTATATTCGTTATATTGCCGACCGAAGATTAATTTCTTTAGGACTCAAAGGTCAGTTTAAAGTGAAAAGAAATCCTCTGCCATGGGTAGAAGAAATGATTAACGCACCAACACACACAAACTTCTTTGAGAATAGGGCAACCGATTATGCTAAAGGCTCTTTATCAGGAGATTGGGGTGATGTTTGGGCTCACTAAAGGTTCAACATGACACAAAAACAATTATCAGGAGAATGTTTAAGTTGTGAATCAACTTATACTGTATCATTTATGGAAGAATTAGTATCCCAAGATTTACCAGAAATCTGTCCGTTTTGTGGTGAACAAATTGAAGAATTATCCGAGGACTATATAGAGGATGATGACGATTTGGATAATGACGGATGGGACGATTAGATTGGCAGTATAAGGGAAAAGATTTTACGGAAGACTTGATTGGTGATAATTATGGATTCGTTTATTTAATTACTAATACAGCGAATAACAAAAAATACATAGGTAAGAAATTATTTTATTCTACCAAAACCAAACAAGTCAAAGGTAAAAAGAAGCGGTACAAAGCACCAAGCGATTGGCAAACTTACTATGGAAGTAGTGCCGAACTAGCTAAAGATGTGTTATCATTAGGTCATGAATCATTCACCCGTGAAATATTACATCTTTGCCAGTCCAAAGGCGAATGTAGTTATGTTGAAGCAAAAGAACAATTTATCCGTGGCGTTATGGAAACGGATGAATACTACAACACTTGGATTATGGTAAGAGTGAGAAAATCACACATCAAGGACTATAATGCTAGACTTTATGCAAAAACTCAAGAATGATCCAGACGGACCATTTGATGCAATATTTTTTCTACCCGGCGATAAAGAGGATCAAGTTCACGTAGAAGCTTCTATATTCAAAAATCCAGGTGAACCATTAGGTGGAAGTTCTATGGGACATTCATATGAAGTGGTATTATTTAAAGATGATACCGAAAATGATAAGTTGTATGATGTTGACCGATTTGAAGCAATCTTTTGTGACCCATACGAATACATCTCCAATTTAATACCACAAAAGTGGTTTGGTATGGTGGTAAGAAAAACTACCACTTCTGGTGGGTTTATACAACGAATGTTTGACAAAATGCAGGAAGTGTGATACAATAGATTCTTACTGAAACTATTTGAAAGTTTGTTATGATTCTCGTTG